TTGTATGTCTACTAAAGGTGTTGGTTGTACTGCTGGTGGCAAGTTAAGTTCTGGTATGTTAGCTGCTTGGCAGAAATAACTTACATTAGGTATGTTATGTATCTGAAACTTAAACGCATTAGGGCGTAAGTAATCTAGTTCATTGGGGTTGTTGTTACTCCAACCTGCATCTGTAACTGTTGTTATATTAGTTGTTGTCATGCCTTGTCCTTTTTAAAATCCTACTGATACACCACAACCACATGAGGATTGCTCTTGTGGATTGATGAATTCAAACCCTTCGTTAAGTCCTTCGACTTTCCAGGATATAACTGTGCCATCTAAGTACATCTCAGACAATGGGCATAGCCATAGTGTAAACTTTCCGAAATCAATTGGTATATCTTCAGCTTCGCCGTTGTCTGCATAGTTAAACTCATATGAGAAACCTGCACACCCTCCGCCTAGTAAAGAAAACCTTACACCCTTAGCGCCTTTCTTCTCGACCTTATTAATTACTTCTTGTAAAGCCGTATCTGTAAAATCTATCCCCGTAGGTCTAGAAGTGGCGATCATTTGTGGGTTATATTGTTCCGCTTGACTCAATGTCCTGGTCTCCGTTTTGTTTTTCTGGGATCACATAATTAAGACCGCCGTCATCAATGTCAGGGCCTCCGTTATGTTGTCTTCGTGCTTTCTTTTCGTCCCAATGTGTTAATGCTTTTTTAATACTATCTTCTGCTAATACAGAACAATGTAATTTAATAGGCGGTAACTCTAGTGCGTCTGCTATGTCTTTATCTTTAATAAGCAGAGCTTCCGCCATTGTTAATCCCTTTAACATTTCAACAAACATTGTAGAACTAGCAATAGCTGAACCACAACCGTAAGTTTTGAATTTAACATCTTCTATAATGTCTGTATCGGGATTTACCTTTAGATCTAGTTTCATAACGTCACCACATGCTGGTGCTCCAGCCATACCTGTAGCTACATTTGGGTCTTTAGGATCGAACCTACCTACGCCATGTGCTTTTGGGTTATCTAAAACATCTTGAAATCTCTTTACTACTTTATCTGAATATGCCATATATTGTGCCTCTGTATTGTTATTTATAATACTTTCTTGTTAACCATAAGTCAAATAGGACAATACCAGAACTTATAAATAGTTGTGTACCATTAAGGTACGTCATTACACACACACAGGAGAATAAGATGACAAATAAATCAGGGTTCGAGATCCGAGCCGAATTGCTTAGTCAAGCACAAAGTATAGTAGAACAAAACCGTAATATGTCTGTAGACAGATATCATAATGATGTTCAAAGAGCACAGGATGCAAAGGATATTCCTTATCCTGAGTTCCCTATACTAAAACCATTGACAGCCGAAGAGGTTATTAATGTAGCTGCTAAACTCAACGAGTTTGTAACAGCACAATAGGCAAAGAGGGCTACGAAAGTAGCCCTTTTTTATATCTAATCCTTTGGTAAGTCGGGTATGTCTTCACGATAATCTGTGTAGTAATCCCAACATAACTTCCTACTTTCAAACTCTTCACTCTGTACTGCTGCCTTACAATAGGCATTAATTTCTACATTCCCTGGTTCAAATATAAACAGGGTCAAAAGAAAAGCTGTTACTAATACTATATCCATTATACTTCCTTATTTGTTCGAGTCAAAAAAACGGGCTACTCGAAAGTAGCCCATTTAATTCTATTCCTAGAAACCTAAATTACATTAAGTTTGTGACTTTAACACTTCTGTAATACTGGTTACGGTCAGCTGTGAATGTATCACCGTCTGTTGTACCGTCACTCTGCATTACGAATGGGTTAGCTATCATTCCGTATCGAGTTTTAAATCCGATTTTTGGTTGGAATGTAGCAGGGTCAATTGCTCTTACCATCTGTAATGGAACGTAAGGGCAGTAGAAAAGACCTGCGTCATAAGGGCTTGTGCCTTTATAACCAGCAACATAGAACTGACTAGCAGATCCAGTGTTAGCTGAGTAAGGGTCGATATATACTTTATAACGTCCGTTAAGGATACCTGCGAAGGTATTACCTGTGTCATCTACATTTAAGTTAGTTGACAACGCTGGAGCGTAATCCAAGATACCAGCCATTGCTAGAGCACTTGCTACATCTGATGAACAGATGATAAAGTTACCCTTGCCACGTCTTGTGTCTTGTGCAATTACGTTTGCGTCACGTTCGATATTGAATAAAAGACCTTTAAATCTTTCTACGGACCATCTTCCGTTACTGTCGACATCTAAGTCGAATGTTCCGGCAGTAGCTGTGCTGGCAGAACCAGTTTTTGCTACTTTGTAGATAGTTCTAATAACTTCACGATTAATTTCTGCAAGAATTTCTTGAGAAAGAATATTAGAAAGTTCAGATTCTGCATCTAGACCATGAACAGCTTTCAAATCTTGAGCTAGCTCTACGGTGTACTGAGCTTTTAACGCTCTGGACTTAGCCGTAACAGTAGTCTTCTCGATTGAGAATGCCATTTCATTTAGTGTAGTTGAGTCTCCAAAACCTTCTGCTGTGGATGTGGATACAGGTGTTCCCGTGGTGTAAGAACCGTCTACTGGATTAGATCCAGCGTGTGTTCCTGCGCCTGAGAAGTCAGTGTCTGCTTCGTTGAATAAAGCTTCAGTTCCAGCTTGTGTGCTGTAATGAGACTTCATTGCGAATATAAGACCAGTTGGTCCAGACATTGGTTGTACGCCACAAACATCGTAAGCCATAAGGTTTGGTAAAGCACGTCTAACTAGTGAGATCAATATTGGATCGTAGTTGTCGACGCCTGAACCAGTTTGGTTTGCGTGTGTAGCCTCGAAAAGAGCAGCTTTTTCCTCGCGGAGTGCTTTCTCTTGGTTTTCTAGGACTACTGTGGTTACAGCTCTCTTATAAGGATCCGAAATCTCTGTGAGTTCTGGATGCTCGAGTACTGGTTGCCACTTTTTCTGTAGTTCTTCTGAAAGATACATCAGTTTCTCCTTGTTTTTACTTTGTTATGTTTTATAACCTAATTATTTATAAAATTGTTAATTTATAACCTTAACTTCCAAACTTCTTGCTTTGAGTTATGCCTTGTACATATCTACTCATTACAGAGTTGTCGGTTAAAGTTCCTTGATCAACGCTATCTTCTAGCTTATCACTATCATCAGCTCTCGCTTTAGGAAAGTAATTTTCCTTGATAACATTAAGTTTGCTAGTATACATCGCTTCGTTGTCGTATGTTATGTCTTCAACTAATGATGCAAACTTTTCAACTTCTGTTTCAGCTAGATCGTCAACCACGGAACGGAAAACTTTTTCCTTTTGTAGTTGTTCTCTATCTTCGCTGAGTCCGACGGACTTACCAATCTCTTCGTCTAACTTAGATTTTAGTTCGTCTATCTCTTGCTGTTGAGAATTTAGTACATCGAATTTTTCCTCAGGGACACTAATATAGTGTTCTGTGAATACTTGCTGTAAGCCTTTAATAAAGCTTTCAGTAATTTCGTTGCGTAAACCGCCCTCAATAGCCAGCTCGTTTTCTGACATCCACTGTTCTGTCACGTAGGACAGATACTTGTCGATGTTTTCTACAAGTTTCTCTTTCGCTTCGTCAAAAGCTTTGTTAGCTTCCTCAACAAGTTCTTCTTCAATAGAAGCTACTTGTTCATTGACTCGCGACACAACCACTGCTTCAAATAGTGAAGCTGCTTGTGTTTTAAATTCTTCTGAAAGATGCTCTTCGTCTTCAAATAAGCTTGCAATGTCTGCTTCGAATAATGTTTCTTCTGCTGAGTCTTCTTCAGATGTTGTTGCTTCTTCTTCTGCAATAACTTCATCGTTGCCATCAACATATTCTACTTCTTCGCCTTCGACTTCTTCTCCCTCAACAATATCGTCTTCAGTTTCAGAAACTGGTGTTTCTTCTAGTACTTCGTCTTCAGTCTCTTCGACTTCTTCCTGATGTACATTACCTTTAGATGATGATTGTCCTACTACACTTTTAGCATCTTCGCCATCGTTGTAGTTAGGTGCTTTACCAGCACCTGAGTTTGAAGGTCTAGGGGCACTACCAGCTTTTGCTGACGCTTCCTTTCCTACTGGGCTCGTTAATCCGCCTTCAGGGTTGCTTGAACCACTTAGGTCTTGCTGTTCTGGATTTGGATTTGAGGAACCTTGTAAGGGATTTTTAGCATCGCCATTGCTTGACTTATCTAGTGGACGATTTGCCGCTAGTTCGTCAAGTACTTCTACAGCATCGTCTTGCAACTTGCCTTCTAGAAGTTCTCTGATTTTGGATTCTACTCCCATGTTACTCTCCTTTAGGATTATTTAATTTTAATATAATCTAATAAACTATTTATATTTATACAGATTTCTATTATATTTTAGACAGTTTTTGTAGAAAATTGTTAAAAACAGCAATCTTAGCTTCTTCTAATTGATTAGAATTAGCGCCTGAAATAATTGCCTTACTCTCTTCTATGTCTTGTTCTGTCCACTTACCGTTAACAAAAACCCATTCCCTTCCTTCCATTATACCGGATACAAAAGCGTCTGGAGCGCTAGGATCAGCAACAATATCTGCTGCTGTGGCAAGCATAAAGTCGTCTTGGACTTCGTTAATGCCATTCCTTTCTTTCAAAGATCCCAATCCTCTGGAGCTAACTCCAAGCTGAGCGCCTTCGCTAATAAGTTCTTTTACAATTTTACCCATTGGTGTGTCCATAATTTTGGCACGACCAATCCAATTGTTGCCGTCTTCTTTAAGAGATACTATCATGTGAGATACTCTATCTAAGTTTACAGTTGGACCTTCTGGGTGTCCAAGTTCTCCGTAAGCTCTTTTAGTGTTAACATTTTCTTGTACATATCTGTTAACTTCTCTCTGCATAATCTCTCTAGGATATACACGGCCGTTTTTATTTTTTAAATCTGACTGTAAAAATACACCTTCAATAAACACATTAGGTTTTTTAGGGTCTTTACTGTCTTCTGTGAGGTATGTA